TTTACCAAGTTATTAAGAACTTTCTTAGTTTCCTCTTCTATAAATTTTGGGAATGCTGAAGTATTGGTAACATTATTTATGAATTCTCTCAATAAACCTTTCTGAGAATCATCTAAATTAGAATACTTCTTATTGAAGCTTTCTATTAATAATTTATAAGTTAACAATCTTAAATCTTCCGATTGTTGTTTAAATGATTCATACAATGCATCAGAAGGTTTCGTTGGGATTCTTTTGTTTACAATATGTTCTAATATAGTATTATTAGAGTCAATGAAATCTCTAATCTCAACTTTTCTACCTAACGTTTTGGTTTCAAATACCTTATAAACAGAGGCTAATAATTTATAATTCTGTAGGTTCGATGATAGAAATTTATCTAAATCATACGATTCCTTTATCGTTTTGATAAGATTATACTTTTCTTTGTTTAGTTTATTCTCATCTAACTTTACTCTTTCCTTAGCCACTTCTTCTAAGAATAACTTAGCATCATCAATCGAAGAATACTTTTCTTTAACTATTTGATTGTATAATCTCAATTCTTTAGCCAACTCTTTGTTTGAACTAAAAAATTCCTTTATAATCTTCTCAGACAGATTTTTTGTCGAATTTGATAATACCTCTTGCGTAATTTGCTTGACGAGTAGTTCAAACAAAATAGCGGTATTCTTAAACTTTGAGTGTTTAACTTTCATCAGAATTTATTATTTTTCTTTACTATATATGTAAATATTACTTCTATAAATATTAGGAAACTTTGAATAAGTGATTTTTACACATCTGGTAAGATATTATTATCATCTAATAATGAACCCGTATCATCACTTAATCCATTTATATCCTCTCTTATAATCTTTTTACCTGCTTTCCTAGTGTTATTTGATTGAATTTTATTTCGTATCCCATCTCTTAATTTCTTATCTTTATCAGAAATACTCTTAAGTTTTTCACCGATTCTCTTATAACGAGTTTCCCTTCCAAAATTACGAGTGATATCTGCTTTACCCAATGGGTCTCTTCCAAACGCATTATCATCAGTTCCATTATCACCTGTCATTTGAGGTCTACCACCCAATTTACCATTCTCTATACTAGCATCAGCCGCTTCTTGAGTAGGCTGTTCATCATCTGGCTCTACCATCATACCTGATTCAGGTTGTTCCTCTTCAGCCGGTTGTTCACCTTCTGCTGGTTGTTCACCTCCAGGTTGCTCTTCGTATGGGTCTACACCTTCTTGCTCAATCTTATTTAATCTGTTTATATCAAATGTATCATATACCACATTAACAGATTCTTCAGCAATTTCCTCTTCTGATAATTTGAATATGTTGGTATAAATCCAATTATTAGATAACAACTTTAATGCTTTCATATCAGTTGCCAATCTAACTTTTTCCGCCCATAGGTTGATTTTTTCTTGCTCATAGATTGTAGATGGGTTAGTTAATTCTAATTTGAAATCAACCGCATCCATACCCTCAACTCCCTGAGCAATCAAATGTGCGATAGCTACCTGAGTTAATTCAGATACTACCACTCTTTGAATTCTTTCAATAGTTCTAGCGAAACGAATATCCTCCGCTGCTAATGTAGCTTTACCATTAATATCCTCTTCATATCCTAAGAAAGCTTTTGGAACTTTAAGTGCTGCAAATAGTTTAGCTTTTAAATAATCGATATCTTCTATAGCAGTATATTGTAACCCACCTAATGTATCAATTGAAGTTCCACTATCTCCACCTCTCACAGGCATAAAGAAATCCTCTGTGATGTTCATCATATTATACTTAAGATTATAATCACCCGTCTTTTGGTCTTGAAAAGGAGTTTTCTTAATCTTATTAATAATCTTCTGCATGTAGTTATCAACCTCTTGAGGAGGAATGTTACCTATATCAATTTTAAATATTCGTTTCTCAGGTGCTCTCATAATACGATGTATCATCATCGCATCTTCCATCAATGTAATTTGCTTCCACAACCTTCTTGCGTTCTCAATCATTGATTTACCATAAGGTAAGTAGTTTGTATCTGAGTATAATCGTAAGTGAGCTACCTCAAAGTTATCATATTCATGCTTACCCAATCTATCCGGGTCAATGGTGAATTTGATACCTTCTTGTCTTCTATTAACTCTAGTTGGGTCGTTTAATCCTTCAGTTCTAGTTACATGATACACCGATTGTGGGTGTACGTTAACCACACCTTCTCCTTCGGCTATCTCTAATACAATAAAACAATCACCATATTTAGTTAAGTTTCTAACCCACGGCCACAAATTGAACTCTATGTTCATTGTATCATAGAATAAACTTTCTAATATTTCTTTAACCTGCTGATTTTCTGTTTTTATAGTAAGAACATCCCCATACTCATTCTTAGTAGTAGATTCATCTGCATAGATATCCAACGCCGATGCTATGATTGGGTCGTTATCCATCGCATCATAATCTAAGAATAACTCTCTACGAATTACTTGATATGATAATTGAGTTTGATACACATCCTGTGTATATCCTGATTGTAATCTATAAAATCTATCCTTTAACGATTTTAAGTTAGTTACCTGTTGACTGTTTTCGGTATCAATAACTCTCGTTCTGTTTCCTTCTTTTTTGACAATAACACCGGTCGAAAAGACCTTTCGTAATCTATCAAAAAAAGAATTGCTGTTTTCTGCCATTTTTTATATTATTTTCTATAATTCTTAAAACTATATTGTATATACATATATATAGAGAATTTACACTAAAACATTAATATATAAGTAAACTTATTATAAATATCAAAGTAACCATCTTATATCTTCTTTTTCACCACCGAAATCCATTTCATACGGATTTTGTTTAAAAGTTTGATGATTATATACCCCCATTTCGTTTCCTGTGGATGCAAATGAGTTTAATCCTTGTTTAGCTAAATCTATTCTTTCTTGTCTTAAACGTAGTGCGGTATCCCTCACCCATAACCCAATCGCCAAACACATTGTTAAATCATCATTATACCCTCTCATAGCTTCCGCTCTGTTTGTGAACCATATAAAAGTAAATAACTCATCAATTGTTCTCATCGATTGGATTACTACCGATTTTTCTCTAAAGTATTCATCCAGTTTAGATATCATAAGGGGACGAGTTTTCGCCGATGTTGTGAATCCTGCTACCTGTCTTCTATCCTCTGCTCCGTGTCTGTTAGTATATTGTTTTTCTACATCGATATATGTGTAATCCGATGTTTGATAATATAGATTGTTATACCCCCTATCTATTATTTGTTGTAGTGCCGCCCATCCAATATTTGCGTTCTCTACAACTAATAGTGCATTATTATAATCAGTTGATACCGAAACTAAGAAGTTACCAAATTCCTTTGTATCTATCTTACCTCTGTATTCTGCAACCTGAACATTATTAACCACATCCATAACGTGGAAAGCTGAGTAGTCGGTTGCATCACCTCTGGCAACATCGGCTACAACCATATAGGATTTATTGTAATCAGGATATTCCCATTTCCAATAGTTTCCATCCCATCCACCTTTTTCAACCGGGTCTTTAACAAATGTTTCCTTATACCACATTAGGATTTCAGGAGATATTACCGTATCACCGGAAGATATAAAGTCACAATCACACTCTTGCGCCGCCAATTTCTCTCCCAATACTTTTGTTTGCTCATCTCTCCATCTCTGGTCTCTCTCAGGATGAAGTGACCAATGTAGATAGATTGGGTTGAACTCATTTGTCCCTTCCTCTGAACCTACCCATTGTTTGTGAAACCAATTACCAACACCATTTGGTGTAGAAAGTGCTATACAACTACCACCCGTTGATAGGGCTGGAGTTGCCGATGCCCAAATCTCATTGATATCTGGTACGAAAGCCGCCTCATCAACAACTAATAGTGATAGGGCTTCCGAACGACCTGCATCAGGTGAGGATGGAATAGCCTTTACTTGTGAACCATTTACTAATCGTAATGAAAGTTTGTTATCCTCTTGAGTTGCTACCTTTAACCAACTCGGTAAGTTATCATACATAACCCTTACCTTTGTTACTAAGTTCTTAGCAACCTCCTGCTTAATCGCAATAACAAGTACGTTGTAATCTTGATTGAATATCATCTTCCACAAAGAATAACCAGCGGTTAATGTGGAAATACCCGTTTGACGGGATTTTAGAACTAAATTATATCGATGGTCTTTAAATTGTAATAAAGTTTTTTCCTGATATGGAAACAACTCAAACCTTAATTTACCTTTTGTAGGATGTTGAATCTTACAATATTTACGCATGAAATATACGGGGTCTGCCGCACATTTAACATACTCTTGTCTGATTACATCTTTTAAAGATAATTTTTTATCCTCCATTAAAATATTCTGTTTATGATAGGATTGTCGAGTTCCCTCAATTTAGTATCATATATAACTATATCTTCTTCTAATTCTAACAATCCTCTATCAATATTAGTAATTTCTAATTCCATATCAGCTTTCATTTCATCTATTGGTTTTGGTAAATGCCATACTTCAGTTTTTCCATTTTCTAAGATATATTCATAATGAGGTTTAAGTTCTTTTATACCACTTTGTATCTGTTCCTTAGCTTCCTTTGCTTTAGCAATTGCTCTACTAAATACTCTATAGTTCTTATACTCTTCAAATACTCCTAGTTTGGTCGCTTCGGCATCTATTTCTATATTACAATCAATACATAGACCCGATTGCTTAATTAAAAACATATCGTTTGGCCCATACTTTTCTTTAGAACAATCTGGATTTTTGCAATTATCCTGTTCTCTTAAAAATTCTCTTGCTGATTGAAATGCTTCGTGGTTCTTTCCTGTTTTTAAAACAAACCCTTCTTTCTGTTCATAACGATAAACATCGTCTTCCCATACTTCTCCAATTTCCCTTTTAGTGTGTGGATTGGATTTTTCATAACCAAACGCTTTACTAGGGTCTTCCCCTCTAAACACAAAATCCACCAATTCGCGGCGGGTTTTATGCATTAAATCTTTTCTAAATTCTTTAGCCATATAACCTATTTTTGTATATCTATATATATTATGGAAAATAAGATTAAGGTAATTTTACAACCTCAATCTTAATCTTAGGAGTATAACCATCTGGTAGGTTAACTTTAACTCCTTCAAATGATTCTACTTTACTTTCAAAGTAATTTATTTGTAATATTCTATCAGTAAGATTCATCACCGTTTGAGAAGATGTCCACATTTCATCGCTTTGTCTTCTCATATTTAATTGTGAATCCGTTTTAAAAAATTCTTTTCTCATTGCCGCAGCTATCTCCGTCCAATCATTTACCTTATCTATTGATTTTTCAGCGGTTGCTTTTCTCATTTTAGATGATAGGTATTTAATCCCATCTGTATATCCTGCGTCTGTAAATACGTGTCCATGATTAGTTCTAACTACAGGACTTTCAGTATTTTGTAGTTTTACATCAGGCATATGCTTTGATGTAGTTTCGATACTAACCATATGTTTAGGAGATGATACAAATGTATGACCTTTTAAAGATAATGAACTTTTACCCTTATATGTAAGT